ATTTTGAGTATGACCTTAGTGAAGAAACGAGTGGGGACTTATGGTATAGAGCCGTAATCTCGCCGTCCTTTACTAAAGGTATCACTGCTCTAGTAGGATATTCATCTGTTGGTGAGGATACCGAGACCATGTATGGTGTTGGTTATCGTTACGACAATTCTTACATTCGTACAGAATTGTCAGCAGATGGAGACGTCTCAGTACGAGTAAGTTATACCTTTTAAGTAAGGATAATAGGGCGGGAGGCTACAGGCCGTGAGGGTCAAACCTCCCCCGCCCGCAAAAAAAATGAAAAAAAGCATGTACTTTTACCCCATTAATGCGTATATTAGGGGTATAACAATCAAGAAAGGAAGCACGCCATGCAAAACATAAACAAATACATAATATCAATAATCGCAGTTACAATGATTAATGGTTATGTTGCAGTTCATTTTATGAAGGAAAATAAACAAGTCTATCACGAATATTATACAGATTTATATTCTAAAAATGTAGAACTTCACCAGCAACTCGAAGAATTTTATTCGTATGGAATTAAAGTAGATGTAACAATGTATCAACCAGTATATCCACAAACAGATAGAACTCCAGATATTACAGCAGATGGTACCAAATTTAATATTGAGGAAGCATCTAGATATCGCTATGTTGCATTATCTCGAAATTTACTAAAACGATGGGGTGGACCATTCGATTACGGTGATTTCGTTTTGCTTAAAGGTACGCTAGAAAAAGATGGCGTTTACCAAGTTAGAGATACTATGAATGCTAAATGGGTAAATGTAGTGGATATTTTAGAATCTAAGGGTGTTAGACAATATAGGTTTAGCAACGTTGATTTATTTAAATTACCATGGACAAAAAAAGAGAAGGAGAATGCATGAAATTAAGTGCAATCGAGATCAGTGAAAATTGGTCTGAGTTACAGTCTATTGTAGATGAGTCCTTTACGGGCGATCGACTAGAAAAAATACGGTTATTACAGGAGCATTTTAAAAATCGTATGATGATTGCTCCGGCATCAGGAGTTAATTGGTTTCACAACGCGTTTCCAGGTGGATATGTTGCACACGTATTAAATGTTATTACATGGGCTAAGAAATATTATGGTTTGTTTGATGAGATGAATATGTATGTGGATGATTTATCTGATGAGACGGTAGTATTTTGTGCAATGTTTCACGATTTAGGAAAAGTCGGAAACTTAGAAAAGGATTACTATGTACCAAATCCGGATGGATGGAAAGCTAAAAAATATGGACGTCCGTACGATCATAATCCAGAATTAAATTATATGACCGTTACAGATAGAGCAATGTGGATTTTAAATCAGTTTGAAATTCCCATGTCTGAAACTGAATATATCGGTATTAGAATGGCTGATGGTTTGTATGCAGATGCTAACAAGCCGTATTTTCTTGAAGGAGTAGAGTGGAAAACTATAAAGACAAATATTGGTTTTATAATTCACTATGCTGATTCTTCTTCGGCCAGACAAGAAAAAGAAAAGTACATGTTTTCAGGAGAAGCACCAATAGATTTTCCTAAAATCATGAAAGGTGTAACTAAAGAAGATCCAGTATTGGAAAACCTGGATGTTGATAAATTGGAGGATTTGTTTAAATGATATTAGAGATAGTAGTATCTTGCGTTATAATTGTATTTGTAATATGCTCTTACATCATATTTAATTTGTACAATAAGGTAGATAATTTGGAACAATGGATAGATTCTACGTATATAAGAGTACAAGATGTATTGCAAGAAATGAGAAAAATAGATTCTACGGGACACTTCGAAGCTGATGACGAAGTTGGATCAACATTCAACATGTTACAAGAAACCATAAATTCATTAGATCAAATAGTGGAGGATCACAATGCCTAGAAAACCATCAAAAACTAGAATGTATTTTACAGAAGATACCGAAAATGCTATCGTTAAGTACAATGATTCTACTTCATCCAGAGAAAGAAATCTAATTTACAATGAACATTTAAGAAAACCATTTGAAAAATTAGTAGAAAACATAATTCATACGTTTAAGTTTTACTATTTTGACATACCGTTAAAAGATGTTAAACACGAAGTCATATCCTTTATGATTACTCGCTTAGACAAGTATCAGCAAGGTAAAGGAAAAGCATTTAGTTACTTTAGTGTAGTTGTTAAAAATTGGCTTATATGTCATAACAATGCAAATTATAAGAAATTAAAGACGCATGCAGATGTTTTAGATTTGAAACACAAAGATGTAAAGAAGGTAGTTTATTACGATAGCGAAGCAGAACGAGAAACGAAAAGATTGTTCTTTGATTCTATTGTAGAATATTGGGATAACAATGTAGATCAAGTTTTTAAAAAACAAAGAGATAAAAATATCGCGTATTCTATTCTTGAATTGATGGCTAAAGTTGATACTATCGAAATATTCAATAAGAAAGCTTTGTACATTTTACTTCGTGAAATATCTGGTGCAAAAACACAGCATATAACAAAAGTATTGAATACGATGAAATCCCATTATGTTAACATAGAAAGTCAGTGGACAGATATGGGTTTCGTTAACACCACAGCATCTAGACGTATTTTTTAAGTACCGAGTATATTTATAGTCAAAGGAATGTTCTACAATGTCTGCTGACTATGAAATATTTAAAGGTACAACTCTCGCCGATATGTTTAAAAAAATCGACGAGAATTCCTCTCGCAATAAGATTCAAATAGAATCACTGATACAGGAATTGATGGTTTTCATCAAAGATCCCAACAGTGCGATCCAATTGTTTCCCATGATCAGTGATTATATGGAAGCCAACATTAGAAACGATGAGTTACTTGTAAAATTGTTGGCTGTTGTTCAACGTGTTATGCAAACAGAAGCCAAGGCTGACGATGGAGATTACGGACTTTCTGAAGTTGAAAAGGATCAGATCATACGTAAACTTGAAGAGACTACTAAAGATATACAAAAGGAAGTAGACGATATTACACTTGGCATTCAGGAGTAAGTCATGAAAAAAAGCGCAGCGGGCGTTTTTCTTGATACCATCGGTAAAACCCCAGATATTGAACTGGGTGAAGGTATACCAAATGAAAAACGTGTACGTGATATAGTATTATCTATTATTGAATCGCTACAGACGGTATCGATACAAACTGTCTTAGCTGAAGTCGATGTAGTTATCTATAATGATGATGATTTGGGCGATGAACCCAATAAAATTAAAATATCTCCTCTGTATGTAGGGTGTATTAAAGTTACACCATCTGTACCGTTTCCTATTTTACCAGTTGGAGGACCCGGTTGGATTTATCCACTAGACGCGAACATAAAATCTTATCCTATTACAGGCGAAATGGTGGCTATAGTAAATTATGGTGCTCAAACATTTTATTATTCTCCAACAAATGTTTTGAATTCAGTTAATCACAATTTAAGAGTGGGTATGACTGAACTTCCAACCAAGGGGAAATCAAATTTTGAAGCGGAAGCTTCTGCTTTTTTTGGAGCAGATGCCGGGGGTTATCAAATAACAGATTATCCAAGACCGGTTAAACAGTTTCCAGGTGATTGGGCCGTAAACGGTAGAAATGATCAATCTATTAGAATTGGTAAAACTGGTGGTTCTAAAGAGGATTCGGTAATAAAAATTAGAATAGCTGAAAATGAAACTGAAGGGGAAAATACTAATCTACCATTAGAAGAAAATCCAAATGAAGATCAAGCATCTATTTATTTAACTAGAAATGAAACAGTTAGTTTAAATGTAGTTCCTAATGCAGGAGCTGAAGTGACACCAAAGGAATTTACTGGCGCTCAGGTTTTAGTTGATTCTGATAGTTTGACCTTTAATTCTAAGGACGGTGACGTCAATATTTATTCTGCAAACAGATTTAATTTTGTATCTAAAAATAATGCAAATTTAGTAGGATCAAATGTAACCATTGGAGATGTTGGAATACCATTAAAGGGACAACTCTCTCCAGATGGAGATAATACAAATTTACAACATGCAGTTTTGGGTGAAAATTTAGTAGAGTTCCTTACTCAGCTGTGTGATCAGTTGGTAAAATTTGGAAATCAGTGTGCGGGTGCAACAGGTATTGGAAATTTAGGTATTGCGGTTCCTATTCCTAAAGTGATGGGTGGCGGTATTGGTCTTTCAACTTGGTGTCAAGAACAATCTGCTGGTAAGGGTAAAACTTTAAAAAGTAAATTATTAAGTGCGAATGTAGCAATTTCTAGGATTGCTAAACAGGATTTGTAACGTGGCCGAATTATACTGTAAGCATATAACATCTGCAAAAAGATTTTTACCAGCCGGCTCAGATCTTTTATTAGGAGATCAGATAACTGATGGATCTGCAATAAAGAGTGGTACCGGTGAAGGTTCTGCACAAACAGATGCTGAACTTTTGAAGGATCAAGTTGCAGCCGACATTTACGGGTTAGATCCATCAATGGTTGATTTGTTTAATAGAAATTCAGTTTTAGGACCCGGCGATTTTGTTACTGAAGGTGGATTTGAAGCTGGACCAAATGGTGCAGAAGTAATTCATTCTGGTTATGGGGGAGAAGCTAGGTCTTTTGCTCCTGGAACTAATTTGAAAGAGGGGGATTTGGTTGTAAACGGACGGGTCGTAGGTCCAAATGGAGAACAATTAGAGGCTCCATTATCTATAGATGGAGATGGATATTCTGTTGGCGATGAAGGTGCTGTAGTTTCTCCAGGAGGAGCGACCGATGACGAAGCGTACTGTAGTTTACAAGAACTAGCTGGGAAACCAGCAGGTAGTAGCTTTTTAGACGATCTATTAGCAGATATAGATTTGGATTTAGAAATTCCAGGATTGGATTTTTCGTGGTGGGTTAAAGTTCAAGAAAAAATAAACGAGCTATCAGCATTACAGTCTAAGTTTTTAGCTAAGACTCAAAATTTAGTTTCGTTGGTCGAGTTAGATCCAGAAAAAGTGTGTCAGTATGTTCCTGATGTAAGTGCGCTGATAGCGCTTTTACAAAAGGTTCAACAAACCATAAGAAAGATAGAAAAAATATTTAAACAAATTTCTAAAATTTTAAAAAAGATTAAGAAAGCTATTAAATTTATTAAGTGGATATTTGCACCGATTAGATTAGTAGAAGCGTTCTTATTCTTACTTCAGATAGTGAATGGATTAGTAGATATGTTAGAACAAGCAGCTAAAAACTTAACAGATACTAGTAAATTAATTCCTCAGTTAATAGCTTTATTGCAGAAACTTTTAGCTCAGTGTATGGCTCAACGAGGTGCAGAAGCTGGACTTAGTCAAGAACAGTGTGAAGCAGTTGGTGGAGTTTACGTAGATAGACGATTGGGAGATTTAGGAGATGCAGGATCAGGCGGTCAATTAGGTGGGGACTTGGGTCTTGGAGATTTAGGTTTGGGATTAGATGACGACGATAGAGATTTAGCATACATGAAACCTGGAACGGATTTAAATGCAGGAGATTACATATCTGATGGTTCTGCTGTAGGTCCGGACGGTTCAATATACGAGGCACCGTTTACTATTCCAGATACTGGTGATGGAAGCGGTTTTCAAACTGGAGCAAATGGTGCAACCGGTGAATCTGATAATGCTATACTATCAGAAGAAGAATTAAATGCGTTAATAGATTCTCAAATACTAGATTTAAGCCAATGTATGACAGCATTAGATGATATATCAAAAACAAGATCATTTGGCTAGTATATAATATAAACAGAGGTAACAAAATGAAACAGTCTACAATGAATGCTCTAAAGAGTGTAATAAAAAAGATGATTAAGGAAGAAGTAAAAAATCAACTTAATCAAATTGAAAATGAACAGCATGAAGAACCAGCAGATGATGCAGATTGGTATCAGGGTCCAGATGGACATCATGAGGCAGTAAAGTATGCTGATGATCCTGTTTTAAACAAGATTTTAAATGAAACTAAGGGTGGAATTCAAGGAGATACCGGAATGGAACCCTATCCAACAATGACTGGTGGTGTTACGGATACTCAAGAGAAATTTTTTCAACAAACTGGAAAGGCTCCAATTGGAAACATAGGGTCTCAGGCTGATATGCCTAATTTTATGAAGAAGGCCATGAGCGGACATTATAAAGAAGTCATTGACAAAGTAGAGGAAACACGTGGCACTAGAACTAAATAGATTGATACGGAATCTTGCGAATTTAAAAAATAAAGAAACCGCTAAGAACAAGTTTCTTAAGACAAAACCTAAAATTCAAGAAATGAAACAGAATGTGGAGAAAGCTAGAGAAGAGGCTGCAGCTTTTCACGATTATGTTCAAGCTGCCGAAGTTCAAATGGGTGGACCAGGAGGAGCAGGATCAATTCCTCCGTTTGAATTAGATTCGTTTAAACCGTTAATGGATATGTTAGTAGATGTATTTACCGGAAGTAAAACTCAACCGGAACAATTAAGTTTAGTTGCGGCGTTGCAGGATAAGCTGGAAATAGGTATTGCGGTAACAAATGCAGGTCAACGGTATTTAACTACAAGAGCACGTGCTTTAGAAATTGGGGCTACGTTTCAGCCAATGAACAATTCACTGGCAGCATCGTTATCTCAAGGCGGAGGTACTATTAAATAATGGCACTAAACAATCCAAGAACATCATCTACTAGACTTAGAGATTCTGATCCAGATTCTAAGATAGGGGTTGTATTGCCTATTCGTTCTGGACAGGGGGGATTTTTTAAACAATCATCTACGCTAATAGAACAGACTTTAAGTAATATGAAAAACTTACTTTTAACAGTAAAGGGTGAAAGACTTGGACAACCAACGTTTGGAAGCAATATTTATAATATATTATTTGAAAATTTTGATGTTGGATTTACGAAGAAGTTAGAAGATTCAATTAAGGAGTCCGTTGCTATATGGCTTCCACATGTATTGATAAACAATTTGATAGTGAAGGCATCTCCCGATACGAACACAGTTAATATTTCTGTTGGGTTTTCTATAATCACGGATCCGAATGCTACAGAATCGTTAACGTTAAATTTAAGAAGGGCTATATAACGTGGCAAGTACAAAGGTAAAACCAAAGCAAGTAAATTACTTAAACAAGAATTTTACTGGGTTTAAGTCTGATTTGGTTGAGTATGCAAAAACTTATTTTCCTCAATCGTATGCGGATTTTAATGAAGCATCTCCAGGAATGATGTTTATTGAAATGGCATCTTACGTTGGAGATGTACTGTCATTTTATTTGGATGAACAGTTTAGAGAATCATTATTGGTGTATGCCGAAGAAAGAAAAACAATATTTGATATAGCTCAGTCTTATGGCTACAAACCTACTATGTCTACTCCATCTACGGCTACTTTAGATGTTTTTCAAACTGTTCCAGCAAGCGTTGTTGGAGATTCTGTGACTCCTAATTATGATTACGGATATAGGATTAAAGAAGGTTCAAGAGTAGAAAGTTCTCAGTATGGGAAAACATTTAGAACTTTAGACGAAGTAAATTTTCAACATTCAAGTTCTATGGATCCTACAACTGTATCTATTTATGAAATTGATGATGATAATATTCCATCAAAGTATCTTCTTAAAAAACAAGTCAAAGCTGTTAGCGGAACAATTGAAACGGAAATATTTACTTTTGGACAAGCTGTATCTTATGATATGGTTACTCTTGGAAATAAAAATGTTTTGGAAGTTATTTCTGTTACGGATGGTGATGGTAATAAATGGTACGAAGTAGAATCATTAGCACAAGATTTGATATACGATAATGTACCAAATACGGCTGAGTTCGATCCAAATTTAGCTGCGTATAATGATACTACTCCGTATATTATGAAAGTAACTAGAACTCAAAATAGATTTAAAACTCGTGTAACCGTTGATGGTAAATTACAACTTAGATTTGGATCTGGAACGGCGTCAGGAGCCGATGAAGAAATAATACCAAATCCAGCAACAGTTGGAAATAATTTCTCAAATACTAATTTTTTAAATTCCAATAGTGCATTGGATCCAGCAAATTTTTTAAACACGGCCGTTTACGGTAAAGCACCC